ACAACACGAGGGCGGAGTAGTGCCAAATAAGAAAGGTGAGTTCATCGCAATCGGCTGCGGTAAAATTATGGGAAATAGAAGAAAGACTACAAAAATACGCTAAAATAGGGGGTACCTAGGATACCCAGGTAACCTAAAAAACGCGTCAGTGAGCTTTATATCGATAAAAATTTTCCCGAAAATAGCCTAAATCCACGATTTTAATTCTTCCCCCATAATCTCTTTTGCTATATTAATTTTACTTTTTAACGCCTTAATAATTTTTTCATCCACTGTTTTCTCAGCAACAATATCTACATAAAGCACTTTATTATTTTGTCCTATTCTATGAGCCCTATCTTCTGACTGCAGTCTTATTTCTAAATCATAACTATTACTAAAATAAATAACGGTATTGGCAGCAGTTAAAGTTAAGCCACGACCACCTGTCTGTGGATTACCTATTAAAAATCTTAAAGGTGCTTTTTTATCTTGAAATTTTTCTATTAATTTCATTCGTTCCTTATCAGGAGTATCGCCAAATAAAGTATCTGTACTTAATTCACCATATTTTTCTTTTAAAATGTTTTTTAAACTTAAGATGTTGTGTCTATAGGTACACCAGATAATAGCTTTACCTTCTGTTTCATCTAATACATTTAATAACTCTTGAACTCTTGTATTCTCGACATCTATTGTCTTACCTTCATCTGTTTTCATAAAACCACATATTATCTGATGTAATCTCATTACTTGTGTAAGTATGTTAAAACTTGTCATTGTTTTTCCTTGTAACTCGGCTAAAGCAAAACGTTTCATCTGTGTGTATAACTTCTTCTGTTGTTCTGTTAATTGAACTATGCGTGTTGTGTATATTTTATCTGGTAGATCTAAACAATCTTGTTTTAATACTCTGTAAGAAAACTTTTTTAATGTTTTTTCTAATTCATCTAAATTTCTATATCCAATAACATGATTATACTCATGAAATCCCCCAGCTCCTTTTCTTCTAATAGTATTTGCGTATCTTCCCTGAAAGGCATAAAAAGAAGAATACCCCAATAAATCTGGATCCAGAAAACTGCACTGAGTAAACAAATCCATAGGATTTTTTGTAATAGGCATACCCGTTAGTATTCTTCTACACTTAGCGTGTTCTCTCAGTGCTAGAACAGTTTTAGTTCTCTTTGCTTTATGATTCTTTATTGTGGTTGATTCATCTATTGCAAATAGAACTTTATTTGACTTTAAAAACTTTTCAGCAAATATAACTCCTTTTTTAGTACTAAAAGCTTCAATGTTCATTAAAACCACTTTTAATCTTTCTTGAGGCATTAAACAATTTTCAATTATTTCTTGTTGTGTCTTCGTCATTGTCGCTTGCCATACACCGATAAAAGGATCAATGTGTTCTGGTAAATGTGTAGGTATTTCTGATATCTGCCAATTACGATATACACTTTTTGGTGCTACTATTAAAGCAGAGTTTATAGCACCTTTATCATAGAGCATTGAAATATTATCAAGTAACACTTTAGATTTACCTGTTCCCATTTCCATAAAATAGGCGTAGTTCACCTTTTTCCAAGACATACCTAATGCCTTAAGCTGGTGCTCATACGGTTTAGTTTTAAACTTGTACTCCATAATAAATTCTTATATACTTTCTTATTGACATTAAATATATGGATATTATATTAAGAAGTCAAGAGAGAATAGCAATGGCCATAGTATATGTAATACAAGAGAGTCCTGGTAAAAATATTTTAAGTGCTGAAAAGTACGGAAAGTTAAAGGTATGTCTACCTGAAAATAGGCAGATAGTTTTATCACCAGGTCCTACTGTATTTAAATTAAAAAAAACGCTTAAAAACTATACCGATGATGATTATCTCTTAATGATGGGAGATCCATCAATTATAGGAGTTGCTTGTGCTATTGTGGCACAAAACAATGTTGGTCGTTTTAACGTATTAAAATGGGATCGACAAGAAGCAAAATATTATCCTATTAAATTTAATTTATATGAAAAAGGAGAACTCGATGACGATTGATTTAGAAAAAGATGCACAGCAGTTTACTAAAATTGACCAATCTAAAGTAAAAGATTTATCTGGCTTATGTGATAAAAAGCTAGATATTGATGCTAAAATTGCTAATGCAAAAAACTCTCTTAAAGAATTAGAAGAGACAGAAAGAAAATTATCACAAGAACTAATACCAGAAGCTCTACAAGAAGCGGGTGTTTCATCTTTAACCTTAAAAAATGGTTCAAAGGTAGAAGTAAGAGTTAAATATGCTGCTAGAATTCCGGAAAAGCACAAAGATGAGGCTTTTGGATGGCTTAAACAAAATGGGCATGACGATATTATTAAGAACGAAGTAGTTATTCGTTTTGGACGTGGAGAAGAAAACAAGGCACTAGAACTTGTAAAAGAATTAGATGGTAGGGGTCTATCACCAGATCAAAAAAGGCGTGTAGAACCAATGACCATAAAAGGATTTGTCCGAGAGCAGATTGAACGCGGAGTAAATCTACCTCAGGATAAATTTGGTGTGTATACTTTTTACGACACCAAGATTATTAAACCATAAACCAATAGGAGGTAAATATGGCTCAAGAACAAAAGACCACGGACCAAGGCTCAAACTCTGTAGCAAAAGCCAAAGGCACATTACCAGCAGTCGATGATGCTGCGATGGAGGCCGATGCGAGAGGAGGTTTCGAAGAGGTTCAAGGCAGGGATGATTTAGCTATCCCTTTTATGGTGCCACTTTCACACTCAAGTCCCGAAACTATCAAGAACAAAGCGGAACACATTGAGGGTGCTAAAGCCGGCATGATTTTAAACAAAGTCACCAAAGAACTGTATAGTGGAGAGGAAGGCATAACAGTAATTCCAGTATATTTCCAAAAGCAGTTTGTCGAATGGTCTGACCGAGGAACAGGTAGTAAAGCACCTGTTAATATACATCCAGCCACAAGTGATATTTTAACAAAAGCTGCTCGTGACAAGGATGGTAAATTTCGTCTTGAAAACGGAAACTATATAGAAGACACACGTAATCACTTTATAGTTTTAGTTAAAAAAGACGGAAGTGCTGAAACTGCTATTGTTTCTATGAAAGGCTCTCAATTAAAAAAGAGTCGTAGGTGGAACACAATGGCAATGGGTCAAAAGCTCAAAGGCACTAACGGCCATTACACTGCGCCTTTGTGGGCATTTCAATATCAATTATCAACCGTAGCAGAATCCAATGATAAAGGAAACTGGACTGGTTGGGAAATTGCGATTGGAGAAAAAAACCAAGATCCATCTTTATATTCACAAGCAAAAGCATTTTATTCTGCTGTATCACAAGGTGAGATTAAGGCACAACCTGCTGTAGAAGAAGAGAAATCTTCTAAAAAAGACGCAAAAGAAACTGAAGAGATCCCCTTTTAGGGTGATTGTTTTACCAAAACATTAGCCCTACTCACAATTATGTGGGTAGGGTTGCGTTAATTTTTTAGGAGAAGAATGGATAAATTTAAAAAGATATTCGAAGGATTAGATCATGCACACGGGGTATATATTCCAGGTGATGCTAAACTAAACGGAAAACTAGGCGGAAAATCGTTTATTAAGAAAGAAGAAATAACAGACGAATTATGGGAAACTCATTTAAAAGGAGAAGGATATGGACTAGGTATAATTCCAATAAACAAAAATAATGAATGTAGATGGGGCTGTATAGACATTGATCTATATACCGGTTTTGATCATAAAGTTTTACTTACCGAAATTAATAAAAAAAAATTACCTATGGTTATTTGTCGCTCTAAAAGCGGAGGAGCACATGTATTCTTATTCACTAAAGAATTTGTTTCCGCTAAATTAATGCAATACAAATTAAAAGAAATAGCCGCCCTTTTAGGTTATGCAGAATCTGAAATATTTCCCAAACAAATAGAAATTAAAGTAGAAAGAGGAGACACAGGAAATTTCTTAAATCTTCCATATTATGGAGGAGATAACACAACTAGATATGCAATACTAGACAACGGAGATTCAGCTACTTTAGAAGAATTTATTTCTTTAGTTGAACAAAAAAGTATAACAATAGATGAATTAAGAGAGATTAAGACTACTCCAGAAAAAGACGGACTAGAAGATTTTCCTCCTTGTTTACAAATACTTTGTAGATTAGGAGTTCCAGAGGGTAATAGAAATAATTTTTTATATAATATGGGGGTAGCCCTGAAAAAGAAAAACGCAGAGGATTGGGAAAATGAATTAGAGGAAATGAATAGAAAGTATAACTCCCCTCCCTTAAATTCTTCGGATGTTATTAAAATAATTGGATCCTTAACTAAAAAGGATTATAAATTTACCTGTAAAGATCAACCTGTGGTAAATCACTGCAACTCTGTTGTATGTAAAACAAGAAAATATGGCATTGGAGATGATTATATACCAGAAGTAAATGGATTAAGAAAATTACTAACAGATCCTCCTTTATGGTTTTTAAATGTCAGTGGACAAAGTATAAGATTTACAACTGAAGAACTACTACAACAACCTAGGTTTCAAAGCAAATGTACCGAGCATTTAGACCACTGCCCTTTAAAAGTAACAGAAAGAGTATGGAATGTTCAAATCAACACTTGGTTATCTAATGTAGAACATATTGCTGCAGATGAAGATGCTGGTGATTTTGGTGAATTTAAAGACCACTTAGAAGATTTCTGTGTAAATAGAGGAAAAGCATTAGACAAATCTGAAATACAAATTGGAAAACCATATATCGAGGGAGATAAAACATACTTTCAATTAAAACACTTTCAAGAATATTTACGAAGAAAGAATTTTAAAAAAGGAAGAAATATAATTACTGCTTGGCTTAAAGATTTAAAAGCTGAAACAAAACAACTTTATATTAGTAAAGGTAAAAATTTAAGAGTTATACAAATTAACTCGTATTTTGAACCAAAATTTGATAAAATAGATGACACAAAAAACAAGGAGGCTTTTTAATGGATAAGAAACCATTACAAATTATATCACTTGGGGCAGGGGTTCAATCTACAGCATTAATGATTATGGCTGAAAGAGGAGAAATAACTCCTAAACCAGATTTTGCTATTTTTTCAGACACACAAGCAGAATTACCAGAAACCTATGAACACATTGAGAAACTAAAAAAGATGGTTAGTTTTCCTATACACACTATTACAGCGGGAAACATAGAAGAAGATTTTTTAAAAGCTGTAAAGATGGATGATCATAGATCTTTAGTAGGAAGAACATCTACTCCGCCTTTTCACACTAAATATAATGGTGGAAAAGGATTATTGTTTAGACAATGCACCAGAGACTACAAAATACATCCTATCCAAGCCACAATTAAAAACATGCTTGGGTATAAAAAAGGTCAAAAAATGCCTAAGGACGTAATTCAAGCTGTAATCTGGATGGGTATATCTTATGACGAGATTCAAAGAATGAAAGATGCAAGAGTTCATTGGATTAAACACACTTTTCCTTTAATAGACAGAAAAATAACGAGACAACAGTGTTTAGAATATTATGATAAATTAAAATTAGAAAGACCGGTTAAATCATCTTGTTATTTTTGTCCTTACAAAAGCAACGCACAATGGAAGCACCATAAAGAAAACCAACCTGAGTTATGGAAAAAATTAGTAGCGTTTGATGAGAAGATAAGAGATGGTTTAAACACGAAAAAGAGTATAGGAAGAGATGGTAAACCGATAAAAGAGGCTAAAATATATGTTCACGGTTCCTGTAAACCCTTAAAAGAGGTTGACTTTGATAAAAAATCCAATCAAGGAAAATTTAGTTTTATGGATGAATGTGAAGGTATGTGTGGAGTATAATAGAACCATTGTTGAAGGACCCCCAGGTACAGGGAAAACAACTTATCTTTTAAAACAAGTAGAAAAATTATTAAACGAAGGAATAGATATTGAACGTATTGGTTTTTTTTCTTTTACTACGAAAGCGGCATTAGAAGCTAGAACTAGAGCAGTAAAAAAATTTAAACTCGATCCAAAAAAATTTGTATATTTTAGAACCCTTCATTCCTTAGCCCACAAAATTGCTATATCAGGTCCTGTTACTTTATTTAATGAAGACCAACAAAAATTGTTTTGCGATAAATATAATTTAACTTGGAAAGACAATGATTCTTCAACTAGAGATATTACAGGGAGTTCAATAATTAATTTAATAACTCTAGCAAAAAATAGAATAATTAGTTTAGAGCAACAATATAATGAGTCTAATCCCAATTATCCATTCTCTTACTTAAATAAAATATTTAATTTGTACAATGAGTATAAAAAGGAAGAAAAACTTTTAGATTTTTCTGACATTATTACTAAGTATAACGAAGTTAAAGACACTCCACCTTTAAAAGCTTTGTTTATAGATGAGGCACAAGATTTAAATAAACTTCAATGTGAAATGACAACACTGATGGAGCAAACATCCGAACATACTTGGTATGCGGGGGATGATGATCAAGCAGTTCATAAATGGTGTGGAGCAAATCCATATTTTTTTATTAAATTAAAAGGTAATATAATTCAATTAACTCAATCTTACCGAGTCCCAAAAACAATTGCAGAATTAGCCAAAAGTTTACTCCCAAAAATAAAAACTAGACGTGATAAAACATGGAAGGCTAGACAAGAAGAAGGAATAGTCAAAAGATGTATGTATTTTTCTAATCTTAAAATAGCAGATACCCCAGGTACTTGGTATATCCTTACAAGAAACGGTTATCAATTAAAAGATATTAAGGAGTTTCTTAGAAGTGAAGGAATATGGTTTGGTAGTGCTAACAAAGACAGAGAAAATGTATCCTCTGCTGTTCGAAAATCTGTGATTGAAGCAATATATACTTGGGTAAAATTACAAAAAGATATGCCTATAACTTTAGAAGAAGTAAAAACATTATATTCTTATTGTAAATCCCTAAAGAAAAATTCAGAAGAAAAAGATGGAATAGAATGGGGTTTTAAAAATTTAAGTTCTTTTGCACCTTATAAAGATGATGTTGAAAAAACCTATAAATACAAGGAATTAGTTGAAAAACATGGATTAAAAGCTAATATAGAATATGAGTGGTATGAAATATTACAAAATCTATCTGATCTGGATATTGAATATATCAAGGCTTGCAGAAGAAGGGGGGAAAAATTAATGCAAAGCCCTAGAGTCACTATATCTACTATTCATTCAATAAAAGGAGGCGAAGCTGATCACGTTGCCTTGCACAGTGAAATAAATAAAATACAATATGACTCTCTTATGAAGGGTGATGACGATGAACATAGAGTTTTTTATGTTGGTATAACAAGAGCTAAAAAAACATTACATATTATAGAATCAGAAAAACAATGGGCGTATCCGATTTAATATCACAACAAATCAATAAACATATTGATGAAACCATACTTAACAAGCATGAAAAGTTTGAGCGCGGTAATAGAAGACCTTACCTAGGAGCAAGTATAATTGGTAGACCTTGTGCTAGACAAGTACAATATATGTGGAAAAATGTTAATGTGGATCGCGGGAAAGGTTTCCCTCCAAAAATTCTTAGAACTTTTAAAATAGGTGATGTTTTTGAAGAGATGTTAATTAATTATCTTTGGGACGCAGGTTTTAATTTACAAACAAAAAACTCTAAAGGACAACAATTTGGTTTTAAATATTACAGCGATCAAATAAGAGGACACGTTGATGGTATTATAAAAGATGGACCTAAAGATTGCGGACCCTACCCAAGACTGTGGGAGTGCAAAAGTATGAATGATAAGAAATTTTTTGAATTTGAAAATCAAGGAGTAAAACGTTCACATCCTGTTTATTATTATCAAATGCAGATATACATGGACCAATTAAAATTAACAACTAATCCTGGAATTTTAACTGCAATGAATAAAGATAATAGTAGAATTGTGCACGAAGCAGTACCATATAATGAAATCGATGCTAAAAAAATATTAAACAGAGCTATAGAAATTATTAACAAAACAGAAAGGAAACTACCTATGCCTCGCGTGTCTAAATACAGAGATAACTTTGAATGTAGATATTGTTCATGGCAAGATAGATGTTGGAGTCATGAATAATCCATATAATAAACAAGTTGGCGGAAAACACTATAAGGTGTGGAAAAAACAACCAATTAAATTTATTAGAGCTAACAAACTCGAATTTATTTTTGGAGTAATGATTAAATATATTATGCGAGTAGCAAGTAACACAACGAGTACTGAAAAAAAGATACAGGACTTAGATAAAATAATTCACTATGCAGAAATAGAAAAAGAAGAATTAGAATGGGAGGATGAGATGGATAAAAGAGCTAATAATTCTCCTAATGAGGGACAACTTAAGTAATATGCAAACACCTTTATTTAAACCACAAACAGAATGGGTTCCTCCCCAAACATTCCCTAACCTAAAGGAATCTAAAATGATAACTGTGGATATAGAAACTTGCGACGAAGAATTAAAAGTTAAAGGCCCAGGTTGGCCAACTGGAAAAGGATTTATTACAGGAGTAGCGGTTAAAGCAGATGATTTTGCAGGATACTTTCCTGTGGCACATCAAGGCGGTGGAAACTTAGATAAGAAAAAAGTATTTTCTTGGCTCAAAGACGTATTAGCTCTCCCTTGTCCTAAACTATTTCATAATGCAACTTACGATGTAGGATGGCTAGAGGCTAGTGGCTTTAAAGTAAATGGGCGTATAAACGACACTATGTTAGCAGCTGCTCTGATCGACGAGAATAGATTTTCATACACTCTAAATGCTTTATCAAAAGATTATTTAAATGAATACAAAAGTGAAACTTTACTAAGAGACGCTGCAAAAGACTGGAATATAGATCCTAAGAAAGAAATGTGGAAATTACCTTCAGGTTTTGTTGGTGAATATGCAGAGCAAGATGTTATCTTAACTTCTAAACTATGGGATTTGTTTAACGTGGAGATAGATAGACAGTCTTTATCCGATGTATATAACCTGGAGTTAGATCTACTACCCTTGTTATTAGAAATGACTAGACGTGGTGTACGAGTAGATATAGAAAAAGCAGGTGTATTAGAAAAAGAATTTATAAATAAGGAAAAAGTATTACTGCGCGATATTAAAAAAGAAACCGGTGTAGATGTAGAAATATGGGCTGCAGCATCAGTTGCTAAAGCATTTGATAAATTAAAAATAGATTACCCAAGAACCCCCAAAAGCAAACAACCTTCTTTTACTAAAAACTTTTTAGCAAATCATGAAAACCCCTTGGCTCAAAAAATAGTTAAGGCAAGAGAAATAAATAAAGCAAGAACAACTTTTATTGAAACTATCTATAAACATTCGCATAAAGGCAGGATTCATGCACATATTCATCAAATGAGATCTGATGATGGAGGAACGGTCACTGGGCGATTTTCCTATTCTAATCCTAATCTTCAGCAGATTCCTGCAAGAAACAAGAACCTCGGACCACGGATCAGGAGTTTATTTATTCCAGAGGAAGGACATAAATGGGGGGCATTTGATTTCAGTCAACAAGAACCTAGATTAGTGGCTCACTACGCACGGCTCACGGACCAATTTAAATCTGAAGAAATTATAGAAGCCTACGAAGACCCACGCACAGACTTTCATCAGTTAGTAGCTGATATGGCAGGTATACCTCGTAAACAAGCAAAAACTATTAATCTTGGTTTATTCTATGGTATGGGTAAAAATAAAT